AATCCATAGCTCCGCTACTTATAACAGTTTCAACTGCCCCTTGTAGAGGACCGAGTGCTCCCGACCTTGTGCCTCCGCCACCATTATCCACCCATATTTGTTGCATAAAACCAATCGTTTTCACTGTATTGTTAGGAAATCTTGCCCTTAATCTTGCTTCTATTTTATCTCCACCGAAACCAGCAACTTCATAGGTAAAATAAGCAGACGCTGATATCATAGAATTGGGACCAAACAGAACACCTGTTGTTGCTTCCATAATAACAGCTGCTTTTCCTGGTGGAACTGTTGTACTTGCAATATGAAGAGCTTTAGGACTTGAAGACGTAAATATTTCTGTATTGGTTAAAGACCGACTATCTCCTCCGCCCGTGCCGTTTAAAGCAGTATAGATCGCCTCACTCGTAATCAAGTCTCCGCTATTTTGCGTGATGTTGTTCGTGCTATTCACATTCAATAACTTATTGTCTAACGTGAGATTATTTCCTATCGTCATATCGCCCGTAGATATATTAGAGGCGTTTAGTGTACTGACGTTTAACGTGCTAAAATTAGCAGACGCTGGAAGGTTTTGATTAATAGCACTTATGGTGTTATTTTCATCAATCACGATATTTGCCCCTTCCGTCAATACACCCTGTAAATTAGGAGCACATGCATTGGTAGCGGTGATGTTGGTGGCGGATATATTGGTTGCCGACATATTGGTAAAGTTTTCTTTTGCTGAAGTCAGTTCACTTACATTTAATCTTGGTATGATATAATTCTCGGGTAAGTTCAATTCAGAAGCATTTAATATACTCACGTTCATCGTATTTTGGGCAAGTATGGTGGTCGTTAAATTTCCGATCGTGGCGTTCGTAATACTGACGTTGCCCAAAGAAGCATTGAACGTTTGCCCACCTAAAGGCACTTGATACATTATATATATGGTGTATATAATATATTCTAAACATTCTCGTATATGTATTTAATACACTTTGCTTTGTCGTCCATCATTGGTTTCAAGACGTGGATAGGTATCATAAACTTTATAGATAAATCACGTAGCGTCCACTTGACGAAAGGATAGTCTTTTTCAAACTTTGTCTCCCAATGCGACTTCCGTTGCTTCGTCGGCGGACACGTTGTCAATAGTGGGGGTTTGTTCGTGTACAACTTCGTCTTGGGTTCCATTAGATAAAGACAATAATTTTTTATGGACGTGGTCGACAATAAAGCACATATGCGGATTGGACTTTTGCGACAAGTTTTTCACCAACTCTTCATACGACTTTTTTTCAGGTTTATCGTTAAAATAATCCCCCACTGCTCCAATGAGGTCGTCCGTCATCACGCAATAGTCTTTATAAAAACTATTCGCATCGTCTTCTGCCGAGTTAAGACTAATCACATCGCAACCACAAGCCAACGCTTTATTGATTCTGTGGGTTTCCAATGGATTATGTGTATAATAAGGAATATTCAAGACGACTTTGCATAGTTGTAATATTTTTGTGAGTGATTCGGCGTTGCTATGTTTCCATTCAAAATCAACGTATACATTGAGATGCGGATATTGCTTTTTGATTAAGTTGATGAAGTCTTCACGTCGTTCGTTTTTAGACCCAATGAATGCTACGTCGTAAGGTCGTTCGTCGCTTTCGCTTTGGAACTTCATAAACTCAAAAAAGAAATACGACAAGACTTTAATGTTGTGGGTTTCTGTCAAGTAGTCGGTCGTGAGTGTGTTGTAGTCAAATACGATATTCCGTTTCATCAACGAGATATAATATTTGTTTTTAAAGAACTGGGATTCCTTTTGTTCGCTATTCATAATGATGTATCCAAAAGAGTTGTTTTTCCTAAATTGGACTTCTAATAATTGATGGGCAAGTTCGTGGGCGCCATACACGATATACAAGTCGTTGGGTTGCGGGACAAAGTTTGTCTCTAATGCCCATTTAAACTTTTGCGACATAACGACAGCATTTTCGTTGAATACGGCGTGACCACTAATAATCTTGATAGACATATATATTCCCTAAATATTTTATTTTTTAATTTTATCGTGTAAATCTTCGTCTTGTGCTTTATACTTCATATTTTGTCATATTTTTTATTCAACTTTTGCTTATAACTCATATATATTTATGTATTATTTTTCCTTTTTTCCTTTGAATGTTTCCACTAAACTCTTCAATTTTCCTGCTTTTTTTAATTGTTCCGCTTCATCAAATGCTTTTTGTCTTTTTGTTTTTGCTCCAAGTTTCTTTTCTTGACCTACCTGTTTAGCACTCGGTAAAGGTTCTTCGGCGGCACCCCCTGTTGGTACACCCCTTGTAATATTTTTTGGTGGTCTACCTCTTCCACGTTTTACCACTTCTGATTCGGCAAAGGGTACACCACCACCGCTTCCAATATCTTCGCTTTTTTGTATTATATCCATAAAAGGCATATCTGGTGGTCTTACGAGTGGTGGAGCAGAGGTGGTACGTTGTAGAGGAGGTGCGGGAGGTATAGGTGCTTCGTCCATTCTTACTTGACTTGCTTGGGATTGAAAATTACCAGCAGTTTTTCCAGCACGTCGTAATGCTGCTTCCCCCGCTAATGCTTGAGCGTTTCCTTGTGGCGTTGCGGTTTGCGTTGCTTGGACGGAAGAACTCAACGGCGTGATGGGGTTTTGGATACGTGGTTCTTGTTGTATTTTCGCCGTAAGACCAGCAATCGCTCCAATGATGGGGGCATAGTCTACTTGCGGTGCGGTGATGAAGGTCGGGGCAAGATTATGTTGATAAGAAGGAGGAGGCAATCCCCCACGACCGCTCGATTTGCGTGGTTTAGATTTTCCTTTAGACGCTCCAATATTCACGACTACACTTTGTCTCTGTGATTGTTTTTGCTTCTGCTTGGTCGGTGCTTTCTTACGTTTAGGCATATATAATATTCGTTTATAAAATATTATATAGGTCAAGGATTTCAAGATATAGTCATTTCATTGAACTTGTTAAAGTATCTAAACTTATTCGTTTCTTTTAATGACATATCGATCATAAGGAAACTAAATTTATCCGTATTTTCAAACACATAATCCATAATCTGCTGATAATTCTTTTTACAAAAAGGCATCATCTCGGCACATATTGCCTCCATTTCCAATTGATTCTTTGGTCTAAATGTGATAAAGTGAGACATATTGTTCCGTATTCCTGTTGGTAAGTCCCTAAATTTTTGAACCAAGATAAATACACTACAAAACACGTGCCGACGATTTTGTAATAACGACACCAGTTGCTTTTCTGCTCCCGCACTCTTGCGAAGTTGAGCACCAATGTCGTCTAATATCAATACACTATGTTCTTCTTCGTCTCTGTTTTTTTCTAAAGTTTCATATATTTCATTCATCGTTTCGTTGTTGAATACTTTCCATTTTTGCTCCCCTTTGACATCGTGGAATGGGTCGTTTTTTTGTGATTTGCCTTGACCGAGCGTAGGACTACATATTAGTATTTTATCAAAAAGATTTCTATACGATTGACGAATGCCTTTCTTTTTCCTTGCCGACGTTATCGACATGAGCAAAGTTGTTTTACCCGAACCCGACGGACCACTGATCACAAAATTGAAACCGCTATAATTCGGCAAAGGTTCGGGCAAGTCGTCCGCTAATGTTTTGTCTAAATTATTAGACGTATTCATTATCTTGAGTTTTTTATTGGGTTCTTCTTGTATATCTAATTCACTCATATATATAATCTAAACAAAATCAATTTGGGGCACCGCTTGTTTGACTTGGCGAGGGACTTTCGGTTTGGGTTCCGCTTTCGGTTTGGGTTCCGCTTTTGGTTTCTTTTCCGCTTTCGGTTTCTTTTCCTTGACCGGTTTAGGAGTTGGTTCTGGTTCGGGTTCGGGTTTAGGTTTTTTGGTATATTTTCTTTTAGGTTTGACTTCAGGTTCTTCTTTGACTTCCTCTTTGACTTCCGCCCTTACTACAGGTGGCGACGCAGGCGTTGCTTGTGCTTTTGCTTCTTGACGCGCCAATGCTCGTTGCATACGTGCTTTTGCTAATGCTTCCAATTGTTTTTCGGTTGCTTGACGTTTGGATTTAGGAGGTGGAGGTGCTTCAACTGGTGCTTCAACTGGTACTTCTTTCACTTCTTCTACTACTTTAACCTTTTTCGTGGTTTTGCGTTTTGGTTTTTCAAGTGTTTCCACGATGGGTTCGTTTTGGTCGGGTTCGCTTTCCGTATCACTGATAGGATTCATTATATAGATACTAAAAGAAAAAAATAAAATATTTTATTATTATATGGAGGAAAATCTTGAAAGCGAACTTATGTCCCTAAAAGCACAAGAAGAGTTTAAGAATACGATTCATAATACGAAAAACTTGATTAAACGAGACACGGAAAACATACCATCGACCGACGACCTAAATGAAAAGAATAAAGGCGAATGGATAGAACACGACGAAAGCAACTTTAATAAAATGTTTGATGGACTATTGGACTATTGTGCCGACGAAGAATGCTATGATAATTTAGACTGGAATAGTGTGAACTATGAAGTATATGGTCCGGATTATTACCAAGAACGCTTCCCCGGATTTGCTGACGAAGTATATGAGATTTTGGCGAAGTCCACGGAAGAAGAAAACAAGTTTGTTGACCATCGTATTCCTCCACTTAAAATAGAAAACAAAGAGACCATAATATCTTTTAAATAAGTATATGAAACTTGTCTCGATTAAACCTTCGTCTAACGTAGACAAGAAACTAATGGCAACCTTTGAACAAGACAACGGACGGACGATCACTACGCACTTTGGAGCAAGGCAAATGATGGACTATACAAAATATTACAAGAAGGACAAAGAACTTGCTAAACAAAAGAAAGTAAGTTATTTAGCACGTCATAAGGTCAATGAAGATTGGAACGACGTGACGAGTGCTGGTGCTTTAAGTCGATGGATATTATAGAATAAACCGACCATTGATAATTCTGCTCGTGATTTTAAGGCGAGGTTTGATTTATGAAGTCTTGGTGTCGTTTGGTTTTTTCGTGTTGCGATTTATTACCAATTGAGTTTTCAATTCCACATACGCATACGTATCTTTTCTTCCGTCGTTCATTGATTTCATCTTTCTTCGCATTATACCTCTCACGCTCTTTGACTGATAATTCTTGTCTATGTTCTTCACGATACAATGCTTTTCCTTCTTTTTGTTTTTCGGTTTTGCTTCTGTCCTTTTTATATTGTAATAATTCTTCCCTTGATTTATATGGAATGACTTGATTAATACAAGGATAATTTTCATAATGATATCGTTCTCGTTGTTTCATTTCTTCAATACTGTAGGACATTCATCTAAAACGCTAAATGTATAATTGCCTCTATCCAATATTTGTCTTGACTTACATTGACGTTTGGATAGTTGTTTTTCCGTAGAGCATTTATGTGCTGATATTCTTTGATAGAGATATTTAGTAGACCCATAATAGTCTTCGCCAGTGATGTTGCAATGTAGTTTATATATAGTGCCTACCGACATTATATATAACTGTATGGTCTGTTTAAATCAATTTTTTAATATACTCTCCAAACATTCACACCGATACGCTCCAAACATTGGTGCCCCGCGAGTTAAGAGATAACAAAATCGTAAACTGGGCAAAGAAATCGATTTGTGCTTCTTGAGAACCAGAATACACGCCACGATAATTGACCGAAGACGAGATGGTGCTAATTCCACTATATAGGCGTTGCGAGCGACCATTGGAAAGACCAGTTTCCATTTCTACGGCAGTCACGAAAGAACCGATGTCGGAAGAAGCAGTAGCAGTAGACCCATCTTCACCACCATCTGGGGTTTCAAACAAGTAAGGTGAAAGTAAATTAGCGTTGACCGATTGTCCATCAAGACCATTGGATTTAAGGCTGGTAGCACCACCAACAACAGCAATGTTGAAAGACGATTGTTTATCAAAGTTGACTAAACTATGGTCGGATAGTAGGAACTTGGCAAGTGCTTCTGCTCCTTTGTCTTCTACTTTCACCGGACGGGCAGGGTATTGTTCGCCGTTGACAAAGATGGAATATTCTTGAAGACCATTTTTAGCACGATTACCAAGACTATATTTGGTGATGTTGTTGAGGGAACCCGTAGGACGATGGCATACAATCACACGTTCAAGCGAGGATACACTAATACCAAGATTGGCGGTGACGGCAGAATCTGCACCCATTGTAGTGCCTACGTTTTGGTAAGACGAGGCAAGAATGTTGTATAGACCACCGCTCATTTGGTCGACTTGTGCTTGAGCACCCGGACTTAATTCGGTGAAAACGCAAACCAATTCTACTTCCGAGAACCCAATAGCAGTAGTAGCACCTTTAATTGCATTTGCAACACTTTCTAAAGTAATCTTAAATTGGACGGGGGCAGATGAAAAAAGAGGCATAAGGCGATGAGGAGTAGACATACCGAACGGGTGAAGAACAAAAGGGACGCAAAAAGTTCTTTCACCAGCAACACCCGTCGCAATTTCTTCGCCACTTTGCGTTCCGCCCAAAGTTCCCATAAGAACATTACCTACACCCGCTTTGTATGCGGGGGAAGAGTCGCCGTCCATAAGAATAGTCATCAATACATTCCAAGTAGGAAGGTCAAAGATTTGAGCACCAGCAGTCATACATTGTACACGACTAATGAATCCCGCCGCCCATCATCGGTCTAATTTACCAGCACCGGTAAGGGTTGTTTTAAACTTCAAGTAGCACTGATTCCAGTTCACATACGTACCAGCAAGGTTGGAAGGCATATCAACGTTGATAGTTTGACCAGCACTGAAGGTTTGTCCATTGTTAGGACTGATTTTTACTCGGTAAGAACGGGAAGCGACAGCGCGTCTTTTCATCATTGGGTAGTTGAGGGATTCAGACATCGCGTCAGGGGCACTCATTATAATAATAGCGTATATATTATTATAAAATCATTCTCATTTTTCATTTACCATAGGTCGCGTCGTAGACGTTAAACGACTTTACTTCCTAAACCGAACACCGCTTTTCCCGCTTGTCCGCCTACTTCCAACGCCGAAACAATCGGCGCCATTTCCGGTCCACCTAATAAAGCAACGGGCGCAGAAGCAATGGCAATATCACTTGCTTTTAATCCAAGACGCATCATAGTATGTGCTTGTTTCTTTAATCCTAGTCGATTCATATGTGTTTTTTTAATGCCTAATCTCATATAAATTAAATCATTATTATTTATTTTATTCCCTTATAAATTGGTTTGTTTCGGGGTTATATGACCCCTCGATTGCTTCTTTCGTCATTGGTATTTCCCCTAATTTACGCAGTTCATAATTGATGGTGCCTTCTTCGTGTGATCGTATTCTGGTTTATACATATATTCAATTTTCAACGTAATCTGTGCGTCATTACTAAATATATTGAGTTCGTTGCCTTGTGTATCCGTTAAAATAAAAGTAGTATTATTAATCGTTTGTTTGCGAATATTAAAGCGTTGAACTTCGCTCGGTCTATAAAATACCATATACCCAAAAGGTGCATTGCGTTGTCCGTGATGCCGTTGCTATTTAAATTGTTGACGCTGATATTCTTAAACTTAACGAAGATAAAACGTGTGCCCGTAAGGTTCACGCAAGACGGCATCGTGATATGATATGTGGGATTTAATACGGAACTCAACAAGACTTCATCGCTTTCATACACGACTTCATTACGATTATTTTTCTTAAACCCTAAAAGGTCAATACACGTGGTCGGGTAATTGGGTGTATCTATAATTTGAAAAGGAAAATTGCTATACCATTTAATCTTGGACATCGTGGGTTGGAACTCGCCATATAGACTAAACTGATTAGATGCTTCTAAAAGAATACGAGAATTTACAAACGCCAAGAACTCATTGACGTTATATACTTTATCGGTTGTTCCATCGTCGTCTCTTAATTCGATTGTAAAGTTTTTGCTAAACGTAGGAATGAAAAAACTGATTTTGTTGTTGGACGAGTTGACGTTCGGCATTATGTTGGGCAGTTGTGCATCGGTAACAGATATAAGCATTTGACAATTGGTCGGCAACTGAATTGGCGTTTGGAAGTTGTACGTGTATTCTCCTTGTCCGTCTACGGATTTATAAATAGAGTTTTCGCTATTTAAGAAAACGACTTGGTTGCTATACGGCGTATCCAATGCGTAGGACATATACTATAACAATATATTATTTAATCAACTGAGTTCATATACCAGTCCATATGTTTCAGATGGCGACCTCGTCTTAAATGTTCTGCTTTTGATGCTCTTGATACAGACATTCCACAAAGACACACAATTTTTTCTACTTTATGTTCGTGTCTGTGTTTTTTACGAACTTCTAAATATTTGTTCTCACTCTTCTTATTACTTTCAGCGAGAGACAATCCAGGGTGTTTATCGTTTAATTGTGGGTGTAATTTCTCATACCAATATCTTTCCTTTTGTCTTGCTAATTCATATCCCCATTCAAACTCTTCTAAAACATCTATTTTCCAATTATCAATTCCTCCATTTTTATTAATACAATCGTATAGACGAAGATGACGTAGATTTTTACCTTTTGATGTGGACTTATGTATTCTCCATCGTGTAATTATATCTTTTGTCTTTCCTACATACGATTCGGCAATAGTTGGGTCTTTACTTGAAATCTTATAAATACAAGACATTACATATAAATATAGATTATTATTCTAAATCAATTTTTATGTATAACCAGTTACGATATTGTAAATATATGTATTATAATTCATCGGCAGACTTGGAGCGTTTACGGGCGTGAAGTCAGGATTATGATGCCCGTAGGAAAAATGTGCTGGGACAAGTTCTTTGCCCATACGAGCAAACGCCTCACCTTCTTGGTATTTGGGCGGATCGATTAAAAAGGTTTCGTCGGTGTATATAAAGCGACCGGCGGGGATATAGTTTGCTTGTTGCGGTGTAAGTGCTCCAGTGTTGTGATGTAAACTCATCATACATTTATAGAAGATAATACTTCAAGATGTTTAGAATATTGAGACAAAGGTTGCGTCTTGTATTGGTCAACCAACCATTGTTTTTTTAGGAATAGTATTGTGGTCGTGGGCGATACAATACATCAACCTATCAATATTTGTCTCAATAATATTTCCTAAATGTTTTTCTAAAAAAGGAATGCCTTCATTCGAGTTGGTGGAATTAAAAGGCGACCATATCGATTTCTTAAAGACAAGCGTTGCCTCATTTAGATAATGTAAAAATAAACATCTTTGTTTATAAAACTGATTATAACAATATACATTCATATCTGCCGATCCAGCGATGGATTTATCATTTGTCTCCATTTCAAAAATAGAATAACCAATATAATCTTTATCATACATATCATCCGTATCCATAAACGCCACATAATCACA